AAACGTATCGATAAGAATAGAAAAAAGCTACTGGAATACAAGCAGACTTTGCAGTGCGAGAAGTGTGGGTTGGATGATCACCGTGTTTTAGAGTTTCACCACGTTAGAAACAAGTATAACGATATCTCCTTTATGGTCAATCACGGTTACTCCTGGAGCAGAGTAGAGGAAGAGATCAGTAAGTGCATCCCGTTATGCTGCAACTGCCATAGGCTTGAGCACTTTAAAGTTTAAGCGTTCCTAAGTGTTGCTTTGATTTGCCAAGCGGCCTTAAAGGCTTCGCCACAAAGCTCAGCCATGTAGTTTTGTATGTCAATAGCACCCACCTTGGCAGCAATAGGCTCTAGCTTTTTGGTCTTCATGCCAAGCTCCTCAAGGTTTTTGTAATAAACTCCAAGCATTTCATTTGGTTTATAGCTAGTGCAATGTTTAAATTCAGGACTAGCAGACATCAAGCCCTCATGGCACATAGGAAGTAAGTAGTCCATTGAACGAATGAACTCACCAAGCTTGTCGAATTGATCTTGGTGCGCTTCATATTGTTTGCCGAGGAATTTGTGCATACCTAAAAAGTACGGAGCTTCCAGGTTGAAGTGAATTAAATGTGATTGCACCTGGAGTTGATGGACGTATGCCATCAGCCCAATCAGCTTCTGGATAAAACCACCTACATCACCCGCCTTTGATTTAGCTGTAACTTTTTTTGGCACAGCTTTTAGTTCAGTTTGCTGCAACTGAACAGGTGTTACCTCTGGTTGAGATGTAGGAGTGTACATAGGTTTACAGTGCTTCAATCCATTTTAATCCAAATAACACATTAGTATTGTTTGAAATAGGAGTCACAGCAAGCGTAAGTACATCACTTACACCAGCAATTGTCCTACCTAGTTGATATGTAAAATCAGCTGGGCCACCAACTTGATTTTCTCCTTGAAGGTTAATGTAGCTTCCGTTGATTACAGTACCGCCTGACAAGCTAGTTGCACTTGTATCATAATCTACATTCCCATTGGAATGGGTTGTATAACTTGCTCCCGTCAGTGTTGCATTTTTAAGTAATGTCCACTTACAGCGATCATTACTGGTGATAACGCCATAAATTTCCGAAAGGATAATAACAGCATCCAACCGACTTGAGTTTAAGCGAATTGAGATGACTGGATATGTTGTACCCGCAGTAGCAAGCGTAATGGGAGTAGCACCCCGATCAATTGAATATGTTTGGCCAGCAGCTGTATAACCACCTTCTGATACAACAGAAGCACAAATTTGTTGCGCAGAAGTACCAGATGCAATGGTATCAGTATTTTCAATTTCTTGCCGCAAAGGTAGTGCAGCAGTTGTCATGTAGGTTGAGTCTTTTTCGTTTGCATTTTTAAATGTATGACAAATAATTAATTGTCCATTGATAATAAAACCGCACCGTACATCACCAACACCAAGCCATTCAACATCTGTCCAAAAGATATTTCCTTTTGTGGGGTTGAGTATTAAACCAGAAAGGCCAAGGCCATTTAATTTATCACCATTCCAATCGCTTTGAGCAATACGTGTATTTACAACAGAACCAGACACCTTGGATCTAAGTACCATATATAAGGTTGTATTCTCTTGTTCAAAGTAGATTCCATTATCTACCCCAAAATAACCAACACGTTGACGTAGGTTTGTTTGTGCTGTCGCAAAAACAAACGAATTATTAATCAACAAAGATTTCCCTGGTTGATAAGGGAAAACACGTTTGGTTTCACGATAGATGTAATCACCAGAAGCAGTAGTTACATTAAGGTCAACCGCACTTTTATTTACTTGATATGTAGTTGAACCAGAGTTACCACTTGCTGTAGACCATTTATCATTTTCTTGATAACGATGTTGACTATCAAATATTGTTACTGGATTTGATGTACGTAATCTACCAAAGGCATCAGAACCAGCAGGGCCATTAGGTTGTGTTGTGATCGATTGTCCAGAAATTGTTTGGACGTACAGGTTTTGATATTCGATATAGCCAGAGTGGCCATTACCCAAATCGTTTACAAAACGAATTCTATACATGGTATTTTTTCTTTATTCTACTGTGATTTGCTGAGTTAAAACTGTTAGAATTAAAAAATAAAAGATGCCCTTAAAAGGAAATGATAAATCAAGGGTGGAAGGTACAGCTTACAAACAGTACCGCCATGCCCGTAAGCGGAGTCATGACCGTTACAGGCGGAACTATTTCAGTTACAGGAGATGTTGATGTACTTCAGGGATTAGCAGTTCCTCAACATGATTATATTTCTTTAAGTTATAGTGGCAGCTCATTAACTGGAGTTGTGTACAAAGATGGTGGGTCTGGTGGTAGCACAGTTGCTACGTTAGCGTTGACATATAGCGGTAGTAACCTTACTAGTGTGACAAAGAGTTAAGCCATGCCATATGTATTTAATCCCTTTACAGGGAATTTTGATGTTGTTGATACTAATACAGCAGCAGGTTCTGATACCGAGGTTCAATTTAACGATAACGGTAGCCTAAACGGCGATACCGGCCTGACCTTCAATAAGACGACCAATGCTTTAACAGTTGGCGCAAGCACTGTTGATGGTGGCTCTGCAAAGATTTATGGCGACATCGACCTGGACGACGGCGGCAGCTTCAGCACCACAGTTCAAGCAGTAACACCCACTGCTAACCGCACAATCAGCTTCCCCGATGCCACTGGCACTGTTGCACTTGTTAACGGTGCTAACGGCACAATCCAGTACAACGACGCTGGAACGCTAAAGGGTAACAGCGACTTTACTGTTGACCCAGATTGGAACGATGCTTCGACAGTTTTTACTGGACTGAAGCTGAATGTAACGGATACGGCAAGTGCTGCTGGTAGCAACCTGCTGGATTTGCAGAGTGGTGGGACGAGTCAAGCTGTAATTACAGGTGCAGGAAATCTAATACTAGGGAATAATGGCGTCGGTAAAAGTATCGTTGCATCCAGAATATCGTATCCTCTGGGAGCCATCGACTTAATTCACGCCGGGGGAGTTGATGAAGTCAGAATACAAGTTGCTACGGCTGGAAAAGACCCCGCATTAGCTTTTTACGGCTCAAGTTCTACGCAAAGAGTATTTATTACATCGCCAGCAGCTAATGAATTAGAAATACGCCGCGGCACCAACGCTCAAACCTTCCGCCTTTACAACACCTACACCGACGCCAGTAACTTTGAGCGCACCTCAATAACCCGCGATTCCAGCGGTCTTGTTATTGATGCACAGAAGGGCGGCACTGGTGCAGATCCAACGAATTTGTTGGATGTGAAGCTGGATGGGGCGAGTAAGGCAACGGTTTCATCCGGTGGCGTAATTACTGGCAGCGAACTTCGTTACGGCGGTGTAAGGTTTTACAGCTCAGGGCAAAATTACATTCAAGTTGAAAATAGTGTTGTTATCAGACTCGGAGCTTCCGACATTCAGTATGCTGTTCCCATTGGCTTTACAGGAACAATCGGTACTGCAAACGATGTTTTCATATTGCGTGACACCGCCAACACCCTCGCCCAACGCAACGGCACCGCTTCCCAAACCTTCCGCCTTTATAACACCTACACCGACGCTTCTAACTACGAGCGTTTAAGTTTTAACTGGGATACAAACGTATTCAAGATCAAATCAGAAGCAGGAGGCACTGGCACTGTTCGAGGTATCCAGCTTGGCTCCGCTGCCACAGAACCAGTCGCATTGTTTGGTGCTACACCAGTAGTACAGCCCACTACAGCGGTAGGCTCTGCAACAGTTGCAGGAGGCGGTGGCACCGCGGTTGATGACGCAACCACATTTAACGGATATACACTTGCACAGGTTGTGCAAGCTCTGCAAAACCTTGGCATCCTTGCATAACCATCATGGACACCCTTTCTCTCACACTGACCAACACCCGCGTTATTGACGGGCTTATCTTTGCCGCCAATTCCGCCAAGCTTTCTCCCGAAGCCTACGCTGAATGGCTCCTGACCAAAGACGGCCACCGCTTTGCTGATGCCAACTCCTACGGCATCGTCACAAGTGCTGGCTTCTTTGCACGCTTCACTCCAACCGAGTACGCAGATGTTCTTGCTGCTTCTGTCGATACAGTCGTAGTACCTGACCCAATCGGTGGTGTACCTACCGCCGAAGAGCAACAGATGTATGACGACGCA